TAACTTAAAAAACAAAAGCCATGCCATTTGATGACGAAAAAAAAATCAAAAGATTAAAAGAAAGAGAAGCTAAACTTGTAAGCAAAGGCTACAAAGCTGTAGATGAAGGCAGAGAGAAGAAAGCCGATAGATTATTAGGGAGAGCAGCGAGAGTTGAGAACCGTATAATTAATTTAAAGGAAAGAGATACTCCATTACCTCCCTCTAATTTTTAAATAAACTAAAATGGGCGATAAATCAGTAAACAAAAAAGGAGTCTTAGTTGATAAATCAGTTAAGACAACTGTAGAGCAAGAGAAAACTCCTGCTGAAAAGCTTGCATTTAATAACGCTGCTGTTGAAGCACTTAAAAAAAACGCTGCTACAAGAGATGCAGAAAGAAAAAAGAATAAAGAGATTGCGTCTGAATCATATGCACGAAGACGAGCAAATAGAGATGCAGGTAGTACCGGTAGGACTAGATTAGTAGGATTATCAACTTTTAACCGACCTTTTCAAGGCGATGGACTTTCTAGCTAATGGCAAATAAAGAAAACATGAAATGCAATAGTCCTGTTCCTTCAGATAAGGCGGGCAAAAAGAAAATGGTCAAGGCATGTAGCAATGGCACAGAGAAACTGCTACACTTTGGAGCAAAGGGCTATGGTAATAACTATAGTGCTGCGGCAAGAAAGAGTTTTAAGGCACGACACAGTTGTGATACTGCAAATGACAAACTAACACCAAGATATTGGGCCTGCAAAAATCTATGGGCAGGACCGGGTGGTTCAACCACAAGCAATCCAAGTAACCGAAGAGGTAAATACTAAATGAAAGACGCGTGTTATAAAAAAGTAAAGGCACAGTATGATGTGTTCCCATCTGCAAGAGCTTCACAGGCTATTGCAAAATGCAGGAAAGGTTCGGGTGCTGTTAGAAAGACAGAGGCAGGAACATCTTTAAAGAGGTGGGAAAAAGAAAAGTGGACTGATACCAAGTCAGGCAAGGCTTGTGGTGCAGGAGGAAAAAATGAATACTGCAGACCAAAGGTGAAGGTTTCTTCACAGACCCCTAAAACAATTTCTGAGATAAGTCCATCTAGGCTAAGTGCCAAGAAGGCAGAGAAGTCAAGAGTTGGTATGGGAAGAAAAGTTTCAAAAGTATAATATAATTTTATATCTTTGTAAAAAAAAATTATGGCGATTATACCGCTTAATCAAAAATTTCATACTATAGACAATAGTGTTGTAACTAAAGAGCGAGGGTCGGCTTTAGTAAATTCTCAAAAAGAAATTTACCTTACCCAAGATATTATTGACACTGTAAGTGCTTTCGTTGGATTGGGAGGAACTCAATATGTATTTGTAGCAGCAAATGGTACAAATGTACAAAATGCAGCAGAGCTACAAGCAGCATATGTTACTGCTCAGGGTATGTCTCCAAGTATAACAAATAGAATTACTGTAATTGCTGCACCCGGAAATTATGATTTTAGCACTGCTAATTTTGAAATGGATACCCAATACATTGACTTAGTGTCATTAGATGGAAATAGGAGCATAGTATTTAACGGCTTAAATACAATAGAGATAACTGCAAATGATGTATTTGTAAGAGGTGTAGATGTTGGAACATTAACCTTTACTATAGCAAATTCATTAAATTTATTAAGAGTAGAAAACTGCATAGGTGGTGATTTTTCATTTGGTGGTAATGGTGGCACAGCAAGCGGCACGTTTACTAATTGTACAGGTAAAAATGGTTCATTTGGCGGTAGTGGTGGCACAGCAAGCGGTACTTTTACTAATTGCCAAGGTGGAGATTTGTCATTTGGCACTTACGGCACAGCAAGCGGTACGTTTAATAGTTGCATAGGTTTATATGAGTCATTTGGCGGTCAAAGCACAGCAAGTGGTGTGTTTAAATATTGTACGGGTGGAGATTTTTCATTTGGTGGCGGTAATTGGGCAAGTGGCACTTTCACTAATTGTCAAGGTGGAGATTATTCATTTGGTGGGCAACTAGATGCAGATGGCACATTCACTAATTGTACAGGTGGATATGGTTCATTTGGCGGCGATAGTGGCACAGCAAGTGGTGTGTTTAAATATTGTACAGGTGGAGAGTTTTCATTTGGTGGCGATAGTGGCACAGCAAGTGGCACTTTCACTAATTGCATAGGTACAGTAGGTTCATTTGGTAGCTTCGGCACAGCAAGTGGTACGTTTAATAGTTGCCAAGGTTTAGTTTATTCATTTGGCGGTAGTAATAGTGGCATAGCAACAGCAAGTGGTGTGTTCACAGATTGCACAGGTACAGATGAGTCATTTGGTAGCTTCGGCACAGCAAGTGGTACGTTTAATAGTTGCATAGGTGGAGATAGTTCATTTGGTGGTGGTAATGGTGGCACAGCAAGCGGTAAGTTTACTAGTTGCATAGGTGAAAATCTTTCATTTGGCAAAAGTGGCATACTTAATGGCTTTTTATATTATTGCAGACTAACATTAGGAACATTTCAAACTGTGTCAGGTGGTGGTAGAACTGTATTATGTATAGATGGAAATAACAATCAAAATAATCAATAACATGAAAAATTATCAATCAGTAAACGAAGGAACTTGGGTAGAAATACTTAAAGTAGAATTAACAGAAGAACAAAAAACTATTTTATTATCAAGTGATGATAAAAAAGATTTACTTTCTTTAATTAAATCTCAAAGAGAAGGTGAAATATCTAATGAAAAAAAGAATTCTTTATCAGCTTTTTATAATTCAGTAAAACCTGCTTTAAAAGAAGAAGATATTTATGAATTAATTTCTATAGATATATCTGACAAAGAAAATGGCATATTTACAGGAATTTTAAATTGTAGAATAAACAAAGAACATATACAAATTAGATTTTAAATTTATAGCCACTTATAGAGTGGCTTTTTTATTCTTTAAAATAATTTCATATCTTTGTAAAAAATAAAATCAAATGGGAAAGACTAAAGGAATGGGTGATGTTATTGAAAAAATAACAACAGCCACAGGGATTAAAAAAGTAGTGGATACTGTTTCAAAAGCAACAGGAAAAGATTGTGGATGTGCTAAAAGAAAAGAAGCACTAAACAATCCTAATCTCCTTGTAAATAAAATGTTTAACAATAAAAAATAAAAAAATGAAAAAAGTAGCTAAGGTAACAAAGAAGACAGCTTTTGATATTAAGGAAGCGAGTAATCAAAAATTAACGGCAAGTGCAAGAAACAACTATGCGAAAAACGCACAGGCGGCTATGAAAAATACTAAAAAAAAATAAATTATGCCAAATTTAAAGCTTCAGGTAAGTAGAGCATTAAAGGTTATACCTTCAGCGAATACAAATATCCCAATGCCTAATGTTATTGTAACTAGTACAGCAACAGCAACTACTGCAAATAAACTTGTAGATTCAACAAAGAATTTTACTTCACTTGGGACTAACCCATTAAGCATTCAAGTTGGTGATATCGTATATAACACTACAACTTCAACAGCAGCAACGGTTATAAATGTAGACAGTGCTACGCAGTTGTCTTTAAACTCAAATATAATGACATCAACAAATGCTTACACATTATATTCAGGTACAAATACCGCCGGCTCAGTTGAGCCATGTGTATTATACGTTGGTGTAGGAGGAACGCTTAATGTTACTACTGCAGGAGGTGATGTTGTAAATCTTGTTGGAATAGCATCAGGTACTTTTTTACCTATACAAGTAATAAGAGTAAATTCAGTTGTAACTGCTACAGATATTATAGCCCTTTGGTAAACCATGCAGATAGGCATAAACATAGCTGTAAAGGGAGCGAAAACATCAGGTACATCAGGTGCACCTGTAAATTCGTCACCACCTTTTATTAGTGGTACAACTACAATAGGTAGTCTTTTGACATCTACTTTAGGGGGTTGGCTTAACTCACCTACTAGTTATGCCTTCCAATGGAATCGAAATGGCTCACCAATACCAAGTGCCACAACATCTACTTATACGCTAGTTCAAGCAGACTCTGCAAGTGCAATTACTTGTGTGGTTACTGCTACAAATGCATTTGGCTCAACACCATCAACATCTAACACACTTACTACACCAACATATTCAGCTGCATTCACATCAACGTGGGCTGTAACAGCAGGGGAAACTATTACGTTGCCTTATGAGGTTACAGGTACATATTCAGGTACTATTGATTGGGGTGATTCAAGTACATCTACTAACAGCTATGCAAATAGAACACATACCTATGTAGGTGCAGGCACATATACCATTTCAATCACAGGAGTAACTACAGGTTTTAGGTTTGCAAATACAGGCAGTAGACTTAACATCAGAACAATTACAAATTGGGGTACTTTAAAATTAGGGAATAATAATGCTTATTTTCAGGGTTGTTCAAACTTAACTTTAACTACAGTTGTAGGGACATTAGATTTGACAGGTACAACAGATTTTTTTCAGATTTTTGGTAATTGTGGTTCACTTACAACAATAAACGGTATTAATTCTTGGAGCACAGGAGCAGTTACTAATATGACTCAAATGTTTTATAATTGCTATAACTTTAACCAAGCATTATCATTTAATACAGCAGCAGTTACGACTATGACAGGTATGTTTCAATTTTGCAGTAGTTTTAATTCTTCATTAACATTTAATACAGCACTAGTGGGTAGTATGAGCTTTATGTTTTTTCAAGCTATTAATTTTAATACTGCACCAACATTTTCAAGCACAGCAGCAGTTGCTAACATGCAAAGTATGTTTAGAGACTGTTTTAGCTTTAATAAAGCATTGTCACTTAACACAGCATCAGTTTCGAATATGCTGTCTATGTTTGATGGTTGTATTAACTTCAATCAAGCATTATCATTTAACACAGCAGGAGTTTTGAATATGACTCAAATGTTTTTAAATTGCAGTAGCTTTAATAGTGCACTAACATTTGATACAGCAGCAGTTACAACTATGGCAAGTATGTTTAAAGGTTGTACTAATTTCAACCAACCATTAAATTTTAATACAATTGCAGTAACTAATATGAACGGTATGTTTGAAGTTGCACCTGCATTCAATCAAAACATAGGTTCTTGGAACGTGGCTAATGTTACAAATTTTACAGGCTTTATGGCTGATAAAACACCTGCAACATTCTCAGCTACTAACTTAGATGCTATCTATAATGGATGGAGTGCAAGTGGAGTTAAGCCTAATATTAATATAAGTTTTGGTACTGCTAAATTTACAGCAGCAGCAACAGCAGCAAGGGCAGCATTAATCGCAGCACCAAACAATTGGACAATAACAGACGGAGGGTCGGATGTAGTTACTAGCATTGTTGATTCTTTTAAGACAAGGGTATTAGCTGATGGAGGTGTGTTCGAGGCTGAACCTTGTATACTAGCTCAATTAACACTTTTAAATAATATATAATGAGTTTATTAACAGATGCAAGTTTAATTGTAACACCCAACGCTTATAAGGCAAGCAAGTTATATTCTGTTATTCCAAACACAGTTTTGGGCGATATGAATATTGCAAGAGCAACAACAGCTACAAGGGTAAATAGTGCAGGACTTATAGAAAGTGTTGCTATTAATGTTCCACGTTTAGATTATACATTAGGTAGTTGTCCAAGTATATTGGTAGAGCCGCAGAGGACTAATTTACTTTTGTATTCAGAGCAGCTTGATAATGTTAATTGGCAATTATTCGATACTACTATAACTCCTAATGTAACTACTTCTCCTGATGGAAATACAACCGCTGATAAAGTAATTCCTTCTGCTGTTAGTAGCTTTAAGATTATAGGTCAAATTTTTGTAACGATTGCCTTACAACCGTATACAACTACTATATATTTTAAGTCAGCAGAAAACACACAAGCCTATATTCGTTTTGGTGGTGTTACAAACAGTCCTTATATTATTTATGACTTACCTACTCAAGCAATTGTATCTTCTTTAGGTTTAACATCAAGTAGCATTACTTCAATGGGCAATGGTTGGTACAAAGTTAGTGCAACGGCAATTGTCTCTACTGTTAACACAGCTATAACCCCTATGATGTTACCATCTACGGGCTACACTCTAGGTATTCAGAATCTACCTGTTTTTACAGGAAATGGAACAAACGGTGGCTTTATTTGGGGCGCTCAACTTGAACTCGGTTCATCCTCAACATCCTATATTCCAACAACAGCAGCTACAGTTACTCGTAATGCTGATGTAATTAGTAAGACAGGAATAAGTAGTTTGATAGGGCAGACTCAAGGGACTATCTATGCTGAAATCAATAATACTTTAATGACATCTTATTCAACAGGTTATGTTATGAGAATATTTGCAGATCCTAGTAATGAAGTATGGATAAGAAAAGAAGCAGGTTCAAATAAATATACTGCAAAATGGAGAGCTAATAGTGTAGATGTTTATACTCAATCAAATATATCTGTTTTAAATGGAAATAATAAGATTGCTATTGCATACAAAACAGGTGATTCAGCTGTATACTTAAATGGTACACAAATAGCAACAAGTGCAAGTACAGGAGCTTTTTCTGTAGCACCGAGTCAAATTGGTATAGGCTCTTCAAGTACTGCTGATTTCTTTAATGACAGAATTGAATTAGCTACTCTATTCCCTACAAGATTAACGAATGCACAATTAGCAACCTTAACAACTCTATAATGAACATCTACAAACTCAAATACATAACTAAAGCAGATGCTGAAAAAGACCTACAAAAAAAAGGAATCCTTGACTATTGTGAGGGTGTCCACGCAGTAGTTGAGATAGGTAAAATTATCACTACTGATGGCATTTATGATGAAGAAGGCAATGAACTTAATGCTCCTGTATATGCTGATGGCTACCATTACGATATAATGTGTGAGCAATACATTGACTTTGGAGTTAACTCAATAGAAGTAAACAACCCAAAACACGTTTTTTTAGGACATAATTAAGAATATAAAAACAAATATTTAACAATAACAGATGGAGGGCTTTAATATGAGATACTATATAGTTTACAACAATGACAAAGTAATATTCTACTATGACGAATTAATAGAAGACCAATTCTTGGTAACAGGACTTGACAACACATTTATAACTGAAGATAAGCAGGAGTGGATAGATAAGTTAAAGAATGATTTTAACGTTGATTACACGGAAGAAGAAGTTTCTCCTATGCCTATAAATACGGAAGAAAATGAAGTCTAATATTTTAGCATCACTTTATTTTATATCAGGTTTTTTAACTTCTATGTTTATGATGTTTCAAGGACAAGAAAATTACATTGTTTTGGGCGGTATAACATTATTTTTTTATTTAACTTTTACCTTAACTCAAGCTATTGAAGAATTAGACTTATGAAAACACAACTATCCCTACTATTAATATCTATACAACAAGAACTATTGACACTTATATCTATTTGCCTTGCATTCTTTATACCAATAAGTGGTATATTAATAATGATAGGAGTACTAATATGTATTGATACTTTTACAGGAATTTGGAAAGCAAATAAATTAGAAGAGAAAATAACTAGCAGAAAATTATCGTCTATTATTAGCAAGCTAGCACTTTATGAAATTACGGTTATTATGTTCTTTTTAATAGACCAATTCATACTCAATGACATTATACTTACATTCTTTAGTGTACCATTCATGCTCACTAAAGTAGTAGCGTTGGTATTGGCAAGTATTGAGGTAATGTCTATTAATGAGAACTACAAAGTAGTAAAAGGGATAGACCTGTGGCAGTCAATGAAGTTGTTGTTTGCAAGAGCAAAGGACATCAAAGACGATATAAATAAAATTAAATGACAACACAACAGGCAACAAAAAAATACGGAACAGCTAATATCACAGGTGCAGGTTACTTAGTGAAAATTAAACTACCATATCCTATGAGAATAGCTTGGGACTTAGACAGCTCGGTAAATTCTATGATGTGTCATAAACTAGTGGCTGATAATTTCACATCTGTATTCAATGAACTACTATCTACCTATGGATACGATAAGATTAAGGAGTTAGGGATTGATTTATTCGGTGGATGCTTCAACTATAGAAAGATGAGGGGAGGTACAGCACTATCCATGCACTCATGGGGAATAGCCATTGATCTAGATCCTGCTAGAAATCTACTTAAAGAATCATCGAAAACTGCAAGATTTGCAAGAGCTGAATACAAGCCAATGATAGATATTTTCTACAAACATGGGTTTATATCTTTGGGTCGTGAAAAGAATTTTGATTGGATGCACTTTGAAATAAAAAACTGATGGCAAAAATAAAACTAGAAATAACAAAAAAGGTTAAACCTAAAGTTAAGCGTACAAACGTACACGCAAAAAGCAAAACTTCTAAATTGAAGTCAAGTAAAAATTATAAGAAAACTTATTCAAGACAAGGAAAATGAGAAATGATTTAGCAGGTACAAAGACAGGAAAGTCAAAGACAGCAAAGTA